GACATTGAGACCTCTACCCTCAATGGCTTTCCTAATATGGAATATGCCGACAAAGAAATTATTACATTATCGATGCGTAAGAAGGGTAAGGTTATTGTTCTTGGAACAAGGCCGTATGTACCAAAGAGTAAAGATGTCAAATATGTTCAGTGTACAAACGAAAGTCACTTGCTTGAGCAGTTTCTTGAAGCATGGAATTCAAATAATTGGAAACCAGATGTTGTAACTGGTTGGAACGTTGAGAATTTTGACATACCCTATCTTTACAAACGAATTTCGAGTGTACTTGGTGTCAAGCATGCCAACAGACTATCACCATGGGGAATTGTCAAAGAGCGTCAAATTGGGAAAGATTCAACATTGCCTAAGGTATATGACCTATATGGTATATCTGTTCTCGACTACATGGCACTATACAAAAAGTTCTCATACACTCCACAAGAGTCATATAGGTTAGATCATATTGCTGAGTATGAGCTTGGTGAAAAGAAGTTAGACTATTCAGAGTATGAGTCGATGCATGAATTCTACATGCAGAACTTTGAGAAGTTTGTTGACTATAACATCCATGACGTTGTGTTGGTTGATAAGCTAGAAGAGAAGTTAAAGTTCATCGAACAGGTATTTGCAATTGCTTATGATGCCAAGGTAAACTACGTCGATACATTTACTACAGTTCGTATCTGGGATATTATTATTACCAACTACCTAATGGATAGAGATATAGTTGTTCCTCATGTTGAGCGTAGTGAACTTGAACAAAGACAAGCTATCGATACAGAGATGGGACCAATTGTTGGTGGTTATGTAAAAGATCCTCAAGTAGGATTGCATAAGTGGGTTTGTTCGTTTGACTTGAACAGTCTATATCCACATTTGATTATGCAATACAACATCAGCCCTGATACTTACATTGGTGTGGTAGACGAAGTAACGATTGAGAGATGTCTAAACAAACAGGTCGGTGATGAGTTTGAGAAGCTTCTAAGAGATCAGAACATGACAATGTGTCCTAACGGTGCCATGTTTAGTAAGAACAATGTTGGATTCCTTCCTACGCTGATGGAGACAATGTATAACGACCGTACCGTTTGGAAGAAGCGTATGATCGAAGCAAAGAAGGAGCTTGAAGCTGTAGAATTTGAGTTGCATAAAAGGAACGTGCAATTTTGATTTAAATATATAACATGCAAGTAACTAAAAAGGAAACCCATGTTATTACATAAACATCACATTATACCAAAGCATGCAGGAGGAACAGATGATGCATCAAACCTTATTCTATTAACGGTTGAGGAGCACGCTGATGCTCATAGAATTCTTTTTGAAAAATATGGTAGGTGGCAGGATGAGGTTGCCTGGAAAGGTTTATCGGGGCGCATAACGCGGGAAGAAGTACAAAGAGAAGCAGTGCGCAAAGCCAATACCGGAAAAAAAATGAGTGATGAAACAAAAGAAAAAATAAGCAAAGCCAAAAAAGGCGTCAGACAGTCAGCTTCTCATGTTGAAAATAATAGGAAAGCGCGAACTGGTAGAAAATTAACACCGGAACACATCAATAATATATCAAACGCACTCAAAGGTCGGATCCATACACCTGAGCATAATGCAAAGGTGGGTCGAAAAGGTCGAATCATTACGGACGAGTGGAGACAGCGAATGAGTGAAGCAGCAAAGGCAAGACATGCAAAAAATAGAGAACTTAGATACAGCACAATTACTACAGATGAGGTGGGAATTACAAAAGAAGGTTGCTCAGTGTCATAATTTTCAGATGGCAAAGAAAATTCAATTGAACAGTGCTTATGGTGCTTTGGGAAACACATTCTTCAGGTGGTACCAGCGTAACCTTGCTGAGGGTATTACAATGTCTGGCCAGTTATCAATTCGTTGGATGGAGAAACACATTAACGAATACTTAAATAAACTATTCAAGACAGAAAACGAAGACTATGTAATTGCATGTGATACTGACTCGATGTATATCAGACTTGAGAGATTAGTAGATGGAGTCTTCAAAAACGATCAGTATGACATTCACAAGATAGTAAAGTTTCTTGATAACGTATGTGAGAAGAAGCTGCAACCTTTCATTGACGATACTTTTGCCAGCCTTGGTGAATACATGCAAGTGATGAATCAAAAGATGGTAATGAAGCGTGAAGCGATTGCCAACAAGGGTATATGGACTGGTAAGAAGCATTACATCTTGAACGTGTACAATAACGAGGGTGTTGAGTATAGTGAGCCTAAGTTGAAGATGCAAGGTATTGAAGCAGTCCGCTCATCAACACCAGCAGCTTGTAGAAAGAACATTAAGAAAGCTCTTGAAGTGATTATGAATAAAGATGAGCAGGCAACTGTTAAGTTCATTACTGACTTTAAGATGGAGTTTATGACCTTGCCTTTTGAGGAGATTGCATTTCCAAGAAGTGTAAGGGACTTGAAGAAGTACCAAGATGCATCTTCTATCTACAGAAAGTCTACTCCTATTCACGTCAAGGGTTCTCTGATATACAATGCACTGCTGAGAGAGCATAAGATAGATACAAAGTATCCTATCATTCGTGATGGAGATAAGATTAAGTTTGCTTATCTAAGAACTCCAAACCCAGCTCGTGATTCTGTTATATCTGTACCTGGTGAATTACCAAAGCAGTTAGATATTCTTCAATATGTTGATTATGAGAGACAGTTTGATAAGTCCTTCTTGGAGCCAATCAAGTCAATTCTTGATGCGGTTGGTTGGCAGATTAAAGACCGTAGACAAACACTAGAACAATTCTTTGAATAGGAGTATAAATGGGTAAAATTAATATGTCATTAGATGATGCTTATGATGACTTTGGATTCTCTGCTGTCAGTGAGGATGAACTAAAGTCAATGGAGCGTCAGCTTCAACAACAAGTTATCCAAACCGAGAAGCAATTGACGTTGACTTCCAAAGAGTACAAAGATAGAATGGAAGCTCTTTATAAACTAATTATGCCTTTGTTACTCAATCTTCAAAAAGATGATGAGAAGTCTTACATATATTGGCCTGAGAGGTCAAAAAAGATGAAAGTGTTTATTGATAAAGTTAATAAAATTGTAGAAAATGATTAACTACCTTGCTTTGTTGGTTGCGATTGGCTTATCAGCTATTGCAGCCTACTTTTCTGTCATTGGCCTCACAACTATATTTGCAGCGTCGTTTTGGCCTGTTGTTATTATGGGTGGGACACTTGAAGTGGCAAAGGTAGTTGCTGCATCGTGGACATATCGTAATTGGGACATTGCACCGTTCTCTATTAAAGTTTATCTGATTGCATCAATAATTACCCTAATGTTTATTACGTCGATGGGAACATTTGGATACCTTTCAAAAGCACATATCGACCAGACAACCTCTTCTAGTGATGTTGTATCTCAGTTAGCAATATATGATGAAAAGATTAAAGTAGCAAGGGAGAATATAGATGCAAACCGCAAAGCACTTAAACAATACGATGAGGCTGTGGACCAGATCATGGGCCGCAGTGATACAGAAAAAGGTGCGGAAAAAGCAGTGGTGGTTCGTCGTACACAACAAAAAGACCGTGTTAGGTTACAAGAGGAAATCCAAACCTACCAGAAAACAATTAGTAGCCTTAATGACGATAGGGCGCCACTGGCCTCTCAGGTCAAACGAGTCGAAGCTGAAGTTGGACCACTTAAGTTCATTGCAGAGTTATTTTACGACAAAGTCGACTCTCAATTCTTAGACAAGACCGTTCGTTGGGTAATCATTCTTATTGTTATTGTATTTGATCCGTTAGCAATTATTTTATTGATTGCCGCCAACATTGGACTCAGTAAAATAAAGATTCAAGAACCACAAATAGAAGAGCAACCAGACACACAAGAAGAGATTGAATCACGTGCTAGGTTACTAAAAGAGTTGACTGGTAAGATCAGAGGTGGTACAATCATGATTGATAAAGATCAAATAAGGGAGATGTGATGAGTTTTTTGAAAAGTCTGTTAAAGGAATTAAATGATGAGAATACTTACTTGGCCTCTGACGGCACTGCTAGTTCTGAGTATGGTGGTTATATTGATACTGGCAGCTACATTCTCAACGCTCTTCTCTCTGGTAGCCTCTATGGTGGCATACCTGATAACAAGATTACTGCTTTTGCAGGAGAGTCCGCTACTGGTAAAACTTTCTTCGTTCTTGGTATCGTTAGAGCCTTCCTTGACAAGAACCCAACAGGAGCAGTCGTCTACTACGACACAGAGGCAGCAGTAACAAGACAGATGATGGAGTCACGTGGTATTGATACAGCTCGTGTCATTATTGCAGAACCAGATACTATTCAGAAGTTTAAGACTCATGCTCTTAAACTAATTGAAGCATATGAGAAACAACCAGCAGACCAGCGTCCACCGATGATGTTTGTTCTTGATAGTCTGGGATTGCTTTCTACTTCTAAAGAGATGGAAGATTCTCTAGAAGGGAAGGATGTCAGAGACATGACGAAGTCGCAAGTAATTAAGGCTGCGTTCCGTGTTCTGACATTGAAGTTGGCAAAGGTGAAAGTACCAATGCTTGTCACAAACCACGTTTATGAGGTAGTAGGTTCATATGTTCCGACAAAAGAAATCAGCGGTGGATCAGGTCTCAAGTACGCAGCTAGCACTATTGCTATGCTCTCCAAGAAAAAAGAGAAAGACGGGGACGGAGAGATCATTGGAAGTCAAATCAAGATTAAAACCTTTAAGTCAAGATTGTCCAAAGAAAACCAAGACGCAACAGTGTTACTTACTTACAACAAAGGTTTAGATCGTTACTTTGGATTACTAGAGCTTGCTGAGAAGTACGAGATATTTAAGAAAGTATCTACTCGTTATGAATTGCCCGATGGTCGTAAGGTATTTGGTAAAGAGATTAATAATAATCCAGAATTATACTTCACTGAAGAGGTGTTGACTCGTTTAGAAGAGTGTGCTAAGAAAGAATTTAGTTACGGAACTGTTAATGATTGAGAAGTTAATTTTATCGAACCTTCTTTCGAATGAGGAGTATGGCCGTAAGGCCATTCCCTTTCTAAAGAGTGAGTACTTTGTTGAGAGATCTGTTAAAGCTCTATATGACGGAATAGACTCGTTTGTAAAGACATATAATAAGTTTCCAAATAAGGAAGCTTTGACAATTGAACTTGATAGTAACAAAGAGATTTCAAGCTACTATGATGAGGTGGTTGTTCTTATAAACGAATTAGAACAACAACCAAATGATAATATGGATTGGTTAGTTGATCAGACTGAGAAGTTCTGTCAAGATAAAGCAATCTATAATGCTATTATGAAGTCGATTCAGATCCTTGATAGTGATAAAGAGAAGGTTGGCAAAGGTGCCATTCCTCAAATATTATCTGATGCACTTGCAGTCTCATTTGATTCTCATATCGGACATGATTTCCTTGAGGATTCTGCCTCTCGTTATGACTTCTATCACAGAAGAGAAACAAGAGTGCCTTTTGATCTAGACTATCTTAACAAGATTACAAAAGGTGGATTACCTAACAAGACACTGAACGTGATACTTGCTGGTACTGGTGTTGGTAAATCTTTGTTTATGTGTCACTGTGCTGCTGCTAACCTTTCTGCTGGACTGAATGTCTTATACATTACATTGGAGATGGCAGAAGAGAGAATAGCTGAACGTATTGATGCCAACTTACTAGGCGTACCGTTGGATGAGCTAACAATTCTTCCACGCGAATCTTATGACAAGAAGATTGAGCGTGTACAAGAGAAAACTAATGGTAAGCTAATCATCAAGGAATATCCAACAGCATCTGCTGGTGCTGGTCATATGAGACACTTACTCAATGAGTTAAAGCTGAAGAGAAACTTTCATCCAAATATCATATACATTGATTACCTAAATATCTGTAGCTCTTCAAGATTAAAGTACGGTGCGAATGTAAACTCGTACACCTACATCAAAGCAATTGCTGAGGAACTGAGAGGACTTGCTGTTGAGTTTGATGTGCCTATTGTTACAGCTACTCAGACTACTAGAAGTGGATTCACGAGTAGTGATCTTGGTTTAGAAGATACCAGTGAGTCGTTTGGCTTGCCAGCGACTGCTGACTTTATGATTGCATTGATAAGTTCTGAAGAATTGCAAGACTTGAATCAAATGATGGTTAAGCAACTGAAGAACAGATACAATGATCCAGGAGTACATAGACGTTTTGTAATTGGAGTTGATAGACCCAAAATGAAGCTGTATGATGTGGAACAAAGCGCACAGCAAGATATTGTTGATGATGGTCCTGTGTTCGATAAGTCAGATTCAGGTTTAAGAATCAAATCAGAAAAAGGTAAGTTTAAAGATGCATTTAATTCATTTAGCTAGTTTTGTTATTAAATTTACAATTGTCTTTACGATTACATCAATAATACTAACAATAAAGCACATATTCTTTTACTTGTCTAAAATGTTTGATCTTCCTACGGACATTATTACTTCCCTTGTATTGATAGATAAGATTAAAAATGAAGATAAAAACAAGGAAGTTTAAAAATAGAGAGTTAATTAAGTTAATTAAACTAGCTACTAACTTTTATGCAGACATTTTACTTCCCAAACAAAAACATAAAATACATTTAGATATATCTGCAAAAGATATAAATGCGGACGGATATTGTACTTGTTTAGGCACATATGATTTTGAGATTGAGATTCATAAAGACCTTACGTTTGAGCATATGATGATTACTCTTGCACATGAAATGGTTCATCTTAAACAATACACAACAAAGCAATTGAAGTCAAGATTCGTGAGGGGTGTACCAGTTGATACGTGGAAAGGTACCAAGTACAGAAATATTAAGTACAAGGAACAACCTTGGGAGAGGGAGGCAACTCTGCTAGAGGAATCTCTATATCAACAGTTTATGTTCTTTGGTCTAACTCACGATATGCTGGATTTTGATAAAATTAGGCAAATAGACTTAAGTTGACTATTGGTCTTATTTGATGTACAATTAGAATATGAAAAAGATAATCACCTTCCTCCTTTTCGCGACCGTTGCTGCTTCCTGCTTTGGTCAGTCTAAAAAACAATCTGCAATCTCACCAGACGCTGGCATGGTTTCTTTGATGAACGAGGCAAAGAAGCTAATGAGATACAAAGACGAGATTGCACTTCCTGCTATTGTACCAGCAACAGAACAATATCTAAAATCACTAGTTTGTGAAGGAGTTAAGTATTGTCCGGTATCTGCTGTATACTTTAAAAATACTGTATATTATAAGCAAGATCTCAACTTAAATGATCCTCAAACCAATTCTATTTTTATTCACGAATTTATTCATCACATTCAAGCAAATAGTGGGTTTGTAGCCACTGACTGTAAAATGTGGTACAATAACGAGAAAGAAGCATATAGGCTTCAGGCTAAATACTTGCGCAACAACAATCAAGATGATAGTGTTGTTCGTGAAGCAATTCGAATAATTAAATGTCCATAAGGAATATTATGCTACTAGAGAATATAAGTACAGTTGAAGACCAAATTCAAGTTGACCTGTATACAAATGGTATACATTACTTGACAGGAGAGATAGGACAATTCAATACTACTCCTTTGATTCAATGGATCATTAGTGAGAATGCAAAAGCAGTCAAGAAAGAATATCTCACACTTTATATTAACAGCATTGGTGGAGACCTATATGATTCCTTTGCCGTTATTGATATGATGAAATCCAGTAAGATTCCAATCAGAACGATTGGTCTTGGAAGTTTAATGAGTGCGGCGTTCATGATTTTTGTATCCGGTGAAAGAGGTGGTAGAACACTTGCAAAGAATACAAGTATCATGTGCCATCAGTTCTCAACCTCATACGAAGGCAAGGAACACGACATCAAAGCATCAGAACGTGAGACACGGTTTGTCAAACAAAAGATGCTTGACATTATTAAAAACAGTACAGATATGGATGAGCGTACAATCAAACGTAAGCTGCTTCCACCATCAGATGTTTGGCTATCAGCGCAGGAATGTATTGATTTAGGTGTGGCTGATATACTTTTATAAATAGAAGAATAATAACCTGATAACAAGGAGTATCCATGTCTATTGAAAAATATTCACAATTCATTTCTCTTCACGAGGAAAAAACTAAAACTATTGGTTTGAGATCAAATGTTCAAGAAGCTGCTAAAACAGGCAGTGTTCGCTACTCTGCTGATGGTGATATCACTCATAGAGTTCTTCATAGCAGTGGTCAAAATCATTTAACTATGACACACCACAATGAAGATCCAGGTAATATCAAGTTTCATGGTAAAATGGACGGACATACTATTAAGTTTACCTCAAACCCAGAAAACAAAGATGATATGGATCCCTCTTCAAAAGATGTTAAAAGAGATTTGAAAAAAGCCCATCCTGACTTACCTTCAGAAGTTCATACTAAAGTATTGAAGCATGCAACGTCTGGTCTCAAGCATCTGAGCCTTGATTTATAAAATCAATTTGATTGCACGCTATTATAAACCCACTTCGGTGGGTTTTTTTGTGATATAAATACCAGATAATACCTCGGAGCTAAGATGAAAACATTTACCCAATTTATAGCTGAAGCTGTGATTTCTGCATCTGGAATGGACGCAGCTAGGCATGTCAAGAAATACGTAACTCCTTACTTGCCTGGTGGTGAGAAGCACTCCAAACAAGGAACACATACGATAGCTGATTCAGGTGAGTCTGTTGTTCTTCATTCCCATCAAGTAGAAGATGGAAAACACTCGGTTACTATTTCAAAAGTTGGATCGAGACAAAAAACAACAGTTCCAGTTAATAAATTAAATAAGCCTGGTACTAAGTCAGAAAACAAAGGTCACCAGTACGAAACACAAACATTTGAAAGATTTAAGCAGCATGGATTAGTTCCTGCAGGTCACAAACCAGCTGGCTCTACTGCTGGTACAGATGTCCCTATTCTCAATAAGAAGAAAAAAGAAGTTCATCAAGGATCTATTGTAGGTACTGTTCACTCTGGTGAAGTCAAGCTCGGTACTTCTGCAGCATTTGGCCAGTTGACTATTCACCACGACCCAGAAAAGGGTGGATGGCATGTACCTGATAAAGCAAGACAAAACAGACCCCAGTATGCCAGTGAGATTGAGAAGGCTGGTATCATTGAGCACTTGAATAAAACACATAACCCAAGCAAAAAAGGTCAAGTGACAACAACAGCAAGTGGTAAGGCTAAAAATGTTGTTATGGGTCATCCTAACCTCCATCCAGCAGAAGCTTATTTGAAAGATCATGGCGTTCATGTATTACAAGTTGGTGAAGGCCACGGAACCTATCGTGTTGGTAATAAGGATGTCACGGGTCACCGCTTACCAAGAATGTCAGGCTCTGGTACGTGGACTGTTCGTCAAAAGACATCTAATCCTTCACACAGAACAATCATGTTCCAGCCTGCTGGTAAAAAAGGACTCACACCTAGTCATGTAAACTTGGATAATGATGAACATATGAGTAGCTTTAAGAAGACTCTAGGGTATGAAGAGTAATGCGTCACATCTTCGCACTATTAGCTGAGTCTGCTGCCAATGAAGAAAAGCTCATGCATCTTGAGCATGCAGAAGACCATATTGTCAATGCTGGCTCTGCTGGTTACAAACATGCAGTCAATACTCTCAGTGCTGTTCATAAGACACTTACAGGTCAAAAAGGTGGTGCTTCTATTACTGAGAAGTATGATGGATGTATTAGTGGTGATACTGAAATATTGATGGACGATGGGACTTATAAAACTATAGAACAAATAACAACTGAATGGAGTGTAGCCTCTCCATGTAAAGTCATTGGTTGGGATTTTGAAAACAACTCACACACTTCTGCAAAAGTTATTGACAAAAATGTCAATATTGGAGAGAAAGATTGGGTTATAGTTGAAACCGAACAAGGAACAATTACTTGTACCCACGATCATGAATTTTTTGTTGAGGAAAAAGGATGGGTTCAGGCCAGCCTTCTCAATCAAGATGATACACTGAAGTCCATATAATTATAAATACGAGAGGCACCATCGTATTTTATAGGAGATCATATGGTCGACACAGTATCAGCTAGAAGGAGAGATCAGCAAACCCTAAACCAGTATCGCGATGATATAGTTGAGAGGTATAAAAACACACATAACGTTAGTTTGTTGTTGAGAGAATTTGATATATCAAGAAACTGTCTACAGAAACTGTTTAAGGATGTTGGTATATATGAACCAAGTAGTATTCTTTCGAGGAAAGCACGGGCCTCGGCTATCAAGGTATCTATGCAAGACAAGTACGGCATTGACAATCCAGGCCAATTTCAATCTCAGAAAAATGCATTACAAGTTAGAAATGGCTATCATAAGACATATTTACAGATTAATGAAGATTTTAAAGAGTACAGTAAGGAAGTTGATTATATTACTAATAAAAACAAAAAATATATAATTGATTCTCATTATTGCTTTTACACAGGAATAAAGTTTATTGACTATATAAATGAAACTGTTAATCCTAATGATCCTTTGAAAAGAACAATCGATCATAAATTATCTAAACTTGACGGGTTCTACGGTAATACATCACCTGAGATAATTGGCTCTAAAATTAATTTAGTTTATTGTCTTAGATATTGTAATTCCATCAAAGGCAATATGAGTGTAGATTCTTTTCAGCTTTATGCTAAACAAATTAGAGAAAGATTAATAAATGAAGGTTGTCAGAGTAACTAAAATAACATCAAGACCAATTAGTTTTGATATAACAACTACATCCTCTAATTTTTTTATTAGACAAGGTAATAGTAATGTATTGATTCACAATAGCCCAAGTGTTGTGTTTGGCCATCACCCTGCTACTGGCCAGTTCTTTGTATCGACTAAGTCTGCATTTAACAAAGAACCAAAGATCAACTACACTCACGAAGATATTGAAAACAACCATGGACATGCTCCTGGTTTAGTTTCTAATCTCAAGAAAGCACTAGATCATCTTCCTAAAATTACACCTAAGTCTGGTGTATTTCAAGGTGACTTGATGCATCATGCTAGTAGTGTAGAGAAAGCTGGTAACAAGCTAAACTTCAAACCTAATACAATTACATACACTGCTCACCAACATTCTGATGAGGGTAAAAAGCTTGCTGCATCTAGTCTTGGAGTTGCTGTTCATACTGGTTACGATGGTAAAGACATTACATCGATGAAAGCCAACTATACACCTGACTTATCCAAATTCAAACAACATCCTGATGTTCATGCTATTGATGTTGGTGTAGATATGAGTAAGGTTCATTACCCAACATCAAAGCAAGCTGACTTCAAAGAACATATGGCAGAGGCTGACAGGGTTGCAAGAACAATCAAGCCAGCAGAATATAAAAAGGTTGAACCACATACTGAACATCTGAAGACATACATTAACAGAACAGTTAGAGAAAGCACAACTCCTAATGCTCACGATTTCTATTCCCATGTCAAAGAAGCACATGAGAAAGAGATCAAAAAAGTCAAGATGCCAAAGACAATCGAAGCAAAGACTAACGCAATGAATACTCAACTTGGCCATGTAAGAGCCAACTCAGATTCTATTGATAAGGTTCTTCAGGTTCATCGTCACCTGCAAGCTGCAAAGAATGTTCATAATGAAGCTCTTTCACCTGCTCAGAAGTTTGAGACATCTATCAAAGGTACTCCAACAAAAGGAGAAGGGTTTGTTGCTGTTGTAAATAATAGGCCAACTAAGATTGTTGATAGAGCAGAGTTCAGTAGACAAAACTTTCTAAGGTAATAAATGTTATCATTCAATAAATTTCTCGCAGAAGAAAAACTAAAGACAACTGTGATGGCATTCGGAAGAATGAATCCACCAACAGCAGGCCATGAGAAACTTGTAAACAAGGTCAAGGAAGTTGCTGATAAGCACAACGGTGATCATGTTGTTGTTCTTAGCCATAGTCAAGATGCCAAGAAGAATCCACTGAGCCCAGAAGCAAAAGTAACACATGCAAAGAACTTGTTTCCTGGTACAACTGTCAAATCTTCAAGTAAAGAGCATCCAACATTCTTGCATCAGGCATCCGAGCTACATAAGAGTGGAACAGAGCATCTTGTGATGGTTGCTGGATCAGATAGAGTAAAAGAATATAAAGATAAGCTGCATCAGTATAATGGTCAAACTGGTAGTCATGGTCACTTTGACTTCAAGAAGATATCAGTTGTATCAGCTGGTGCAAGAGACCCGGATGCAGAAGGTGTTGAAGGAATGTCTGCATCTAAGATGAGAGAGCACGCATCAACTGGTAACTATGGTAAGTTCAAAGAAGGACTTCCCAGTGGTACAAAAGAAGTTCACGCAAAGCAGTTGTATAACGATGTCCGTAAAGGGATGAATGTAAAGGATTAGTATGAAAATATTCGATGAGAAAGTGAAAGTGAGAGAAGACAATATTGATGGTATATCTCACTGGATGTGGCCAAAGACAGATACCGGTGCATGGGACGGTCCAAGTGCAGAATGGGTTCGCTCTCATAAAGATGGATACCTGAAACACTGCAAGAAGTTTGATGTAGTTGTTCAGGCTGGAGGTAACTGTGGTCTATATCCAATGCTATTCTCACAATATTTTACAAGAGTTTATACGTTCGAACCAGACCCGCTGAACTTCCATTGTCTTGTTAATAATTGCCAATCTCCTAACATCTACAAGATCAATGCTGCATTAGGTGAAAGGAATAAACTTCTCCACGTGTTTAATGGTAACGAAGGGAATGTAGGCTGTCACACTGTTGGGGAAGATGGAAACAAGTATGGAACTAAAACCTCTTTTATTCCTACGTTTACAGTTGATCAACTAGCACTAGACACTTGTGATTTGATTCAGTTGGACTGTGAAGGTTACGAGCCAAATATTATTGTTGGCGCACTAGAAACAATTGAAAAATTCAAACCTGTGATATCTTTAGAGACTACAAACGGTGAGACAGAATCAATTCTTAGCCAGTTTGGATATACTCATAAACTTACTGTAGGATCAGATAAAATATTCGCAGTTGATTAACTTATAAATATATTATTCACTAGCAGTCAAACGGCCTAGGTAAACCTGCAGAAACATATGAAAAAAGAAGAAGATCAGTCAACATCACCAGCTACAATCGCCGCCCGTGCGAAAAAAGGACTAGCTTTAGCTACCGGAAACCCGTTAGACAAGATAGTTGTTGGTCCTCCCCAAGTGGACAAGAAACTAGTTCAATCAGAAGAAACACTTATTGAACGCGTCGTCAGTATGATGCAAAGACGCAAAAGAGCTTTGCAAATGAAGCGCAGTAAGCCAAGAATCAATCGCGCTCGAAATATCAAAAAAACAAGACTAGCAACTCAAGATCAGTTAATGCGCCGTGCAATGCGTATGGCTAAGACTATGTTGAGAAAGAGAGCTGCTGGTGCAAGGGGTGCTAATTACAGTAACCTATCTCCTGCACAGAAGATGAATATTGACAGACAGATAGAGCCTAGAACCAAAAACCTCAAGGCAATGGCAACAAGATTAATGCCTAGAGTTAAAGCTGGTGAGATGAAAAGACTCAATGCTGTTAGAACTCACAAATCTACCAAAGGTGTTTACGGTAATGTGCAAAATCTTGCACAGAGCTATCAGCCAGTAATTTTCAGTAAGCTACTAGGTGAAAAGGTATCTAGTGAAGACCTAAACGCAATGTTCTCGATGTATGAAGGTAAGATACTTTCAGCTGTAACAGCTCCAATTAGATTGGCAGCTAAAACCGTTGCTACAGGTGGACTTGTCGCTCACGCATTATCCAAACCAGAAAATTTTGCTTTTGATGTAGGAACTTTAGCTGCTTATGGTATCAAGAAACTTTCAGGACTCGGTAAAGATGACCCTGATAAAGAGAAAAAAGAAAAGTCTGACAAATACTCTGATAAGATGAATCAACAATCTTTGATTCAGTCAAGAGAGAGAACAAAGCAAGCTCAGTTGAAAACTAAGCAGATGCAGCAAAAGCCTTCAAAAAATATTGTTGCTCATAAAGAATGGGATTACGAGACCTACTTACAAGAGAAGGCTGCACAACATCTCCAGAAGAAGGCAGATAAATACGGAGCATCATTAGAAGAAGTCATAAACGTATTTGAGCAAGGCCTTGCTGACTATGTTCAGAATGATAGAAACTCTCCTCACCAGTTCGCAATGCAGCGCGTTAATTCGTATTTAACAACTAGTATGGGTGGACTTAAGAGTCTTGATGAGAGTTTCATAGTAGATCGTGCATCTGGTTACAGTGGTGTATACACAGCAAAGGATCTTGGGATCAAGATACAAGGTGGATTCGCATTTCATCCTTCTGTTGAAGAAGGCATTGGTGCAGGATTCGAAGGCACAAGTCAGCTAACCAATAAATATAAGAAAGACACACCTGGTGAAGCTGTTGAAGCTTTTGCTAGAATGATGAGAGCCAAAAGAAAGGCAAACACTCCATGTTAAGTTTCTTACAATTTATTACTGAGGCAGAGTATCAGGGACGTGAAGTATCTCTTAATAAACCAATGGCTGGTGATGTGAAGAAGTCTAAGGTGTTTGTTAAGAATGATTCAGGTAACGTTGTCAAAGTAAACTTTGGCGATAAGAATATGACTATCAAAAAGAATATTCCTGCAAGACGCCGTAGTTTCAGGGCAAGACACAATTGCGATGATCCTGGTCCAAAGACAAAAGCAAGATATTGGTCTTGCAAGGCTTGGTAAAAAACAATGAATCAATATAGGTCGTTAGAAAATAGAATCAGAGATGTTGTTCGATTGTCGCGTGCTGGATTACGTGAAGGAAGAGAACAAATAGAAAAAGATTCTAGTGAACAAATTGTTGCTGGTACATATAAAACCAAACACTTTGAAGTTTGTCCTGGTGCTCAGAAAGTATTTTCATCTCTTCCAAGAGATACCAATTCTGATCATGCAGAGAAGGCAGCAATATTACATGATCAATTATTTGGTTTGGAAAAACAAGTTATCTCTAAAGAGAGAAGTACTGATTCAGATATCGAAGAAGCCGGTCAGATAATAGATAAGATAAGAATATTTGCTGACAAGATGGGTATTTCTGATAAAGTCAATTATCTTGACGATCATATGAAGATTATTCAAAAATACCGTGAGGATGATGGTAGGGTGGTAGATAAAGTTACAGATAACGAGATGAAAAGACTTCAATCACCACCTGCAAGTGATACAAAAGAGAAACATGCAAAACATACCGATAGTCTCAGCGCAGCAGGATTCAACCTCAAGGCTCAGAGAAAACTAAAGATTATAGATTCAGATTAACAAAAACTAAAACTAGGAACAAGAAATGAAATCAATTTACGAATCAGCAAAAGAAGTTATGGAAGCTGCTAGAGGAGGTGCTTTACCTAATCAACCAAACTTTCTAGATAGACTTTCTAATGCTCTGAGTCCTTCTGCAAATAGAAAAATAGCAGAGGCAGAAGTTGCAAGTAATAAAGAAAAAATTGCAAGTAACACGTTGGCTGCTGCTAATACAAAAGCCAAAGAACAAAATGCCAGTAATGCACTTGCTGCAGCCAATTCAAAAGTTAAAATACAAGCCTCAGTAACACCAGCCAAGCCAGCTGCTAAGCCAGCTCAAGCAACAATGGCTGCCGGTCCTAGCCAAGACAAACTTAATGCAGTACAACGTAGTGCAGAGAAGTCTGGTCCTGATACAGATACTATGAAGAAGGGTATTGCTGCTAGTTCACCAGCTATGAGCTCTGTTAATACTACTAATAGACAAGCAGCTGCTGATAAGCCAGTTGAAGCTCCAACAGCAAGTGGATCAGGTAGTAGTTCTTATACTAGCTCAGCAGGTAAAGCAGATAATAATCCAGTTGAAAAACATAGTAGTAGTTCTTATACTAGCTCAGCTGGTAATGCAGATAATAATCCAGTAGAGAAACCACAAGCATCAGCAACACCAGCTCCTGCTGCAGATAATACAGTTAAGAGTGGTTCGGGTGGAACAGTTACAACAAGTGATGGTTCCCCATTGAAGACTCGTACAGATGACGAAATTGCAAAACAAAATAAAAAAGGAAGAGGCGCAGCTATGGAATCCGTTAATAAGAAATTTAATATAACTAATGCACTTTATCAGTCCGTAATGGAAGTAATGAAGGGTGGTAAGGAAGGATCAGTTCCTCGTAATGAGAAAGAAAAAGACCTTGCAAAGTTTCACGGAGATCCAAAGCGTATTACTCACGGTGATGTTCTCAAAGCACGCGGTGTGACCAAAGAAGAAGCAGAGCCTGTAGAAGAAGGTATGGGATCTGCTGCTAAGTCCATGGCTAAGAAAGTTCTCAGTAAACTTGGTGGTGGCTCTGATGAAGATCAACTTAAAAATCTTCAAAAGAAGATGGGTATGCCTCAGACTGGCAAGAAGCCAATGAAAGAAAACAAAGACACACCAGGAAATAGTTACGAACATCAGTGTGCTATTCACGTCAAGAGTGAAACATTTGGTGAAGGCCGTACAATTACTACTCAACATGCTAGTCCAGATGCAGATGGCAACATTGCATGGTATGATGTTATGTTTGAACACGGAATTGAGAAGCAAGTTCCAACAAGCGCTTTAGAGATTCTTGTGTCTGAAATGCACATGCACTCTAAGAAGAAAAAGAAAATAATGTAATGAACGAAGACCTGCGTAATTGGTTTCGTGATAAATGGGTTCGAATGAACACCAAGGGAGACATTATTGGTGACTGTGCTCGAGATGAGGGCGAAGGTAAACCAAAATGTCTTCCTATAGCGAAAGCACGTGCGATGGACAAAAAAGATAGAGCCTCTGCTACTATGAGAAAAAGAAGAGAAGATCCAATAGCAGATAGAGCTGGTAAAGGTGAGAAACCAGTTAATGTTGCAACAGAAGAAGTTAGTACATCAGATTTAATTAAGAAAAGTCATAGTAAGAGGGGTGCACCCGGTACTCTTAAAGCAAAGGTAAAAGGTCCTCTTACACTAGCAAAGGTAAGAAGTTTAAAAAACAGAGCCAATGCAACAACGTTGGATAAGAAACAAGCTAATTTTTATATAAACATGCAATCAGAAGAATACCTAGAAGAAAAGAACGCTCCAACTAACCCAGGTCTTTGGGCAAGGGCCAAGACACTTGCCAGATCAAAGTTTGATGTCTATCCTTCTGCATATGCAAATGGATGGGCAGCTAAATGGTATAAGGGTAAGGGCGGAAGCTGGAAGTCTGTACAAGAAGGAACAAAAATGAAAACATTAAAAGATATCCTATCGGAAGGTGTTGCGGTATCTTCTGACTTTAAATTAGTTAATTCTGTCGATGCACAAGGCAAGCCAACTACTCGTAAAGTTAGAGCTCACCGCAAAACTATCAACCCGCAGTCTGAGGATAAGTCTGATGTACTGTCTTCAATCCAAAAGTTTGTTGGTCGTCAGTATGATGAAGAAGTAGAACTAGATGAAGTTTCAACTGATGGATACTATAAAGCCGCTATCAAAGACAGAATGAAACAAGTTGTAAAGTTGATGGGTGGTGATAAGAGCGCCCAGACAAAGCTTGATGCACGTAATGCTGGAATGAAGCGAGTTGAAAAAAGAACTCAAGATGATATGAAGAAGGCTAACTCTGGTCCTCAAAAGCCAAGAGTCGAAAAAGAACCTACAGAAGCCGAACGCCGTGGTTACGGACAAGGTCGCTATATGGGCGACAGCGTTGAGCTAAAAGGTCAAGTATTAGAAGGTCAGTCCGCTGCTATTAGAATGTACAAAGCTCTTAAGCAAGCTAAGAAACAACGTGAAGAAGAGGAAGCAAGAAAAGCTGCTAACGAAAAGCGTGCTCTAACTCCAAAAACTACAAATGAAGCCAAAGATCCTCGTGAATATGATTACGAAGGTGACATGGCAAAGACTCAGCTAAGAAGTATCATTGCTAACTCTCAATCTGTTCATGATATGTTGAAAGATACAACTAATCTTGCAGAATGGGTTCAGTCTAAGATCACAAAAGCAGAAGATTATATTTCCACTGTTGCAGATTACATGACAGCAGAGATGAATGAAGGTTATGTTGTTGAAGCCAAAGAAGACGATGAGGAAGACTATTCCAAAAATCATAAGTTGGATCCAGATAGCGGTGTAGAAGCTGATCAACACATTCATGTTCAGTTGAAAAAAGCAATCGATTCTACAATGAAGCCATATGAAGTATCATTCAAGAATGGTAAAAAGCATTCTGTATCATCACCTGTTGCAAAGACCATTGTTACCGCGATAGAAAAACTTAAGCCTGAGCATAGAAAGACTGCTCACGATGAACTTCATAAATCATATGACAGTCTTATGGCTGTTCATAAAGCTATAACAGGTAAGTAATGGGAATAATTGCCGCTAATATCATTATTGGTGGCAACACCGTGTTGGCTGCTCCTAAACCAATTGAAAGAAACGTTGCAGGTAGTTTTCAAGCTCTGAGAGAGAAGCTGTACAGTCAGCTAGAAAAAGAAAGCTCAAGCAAGCAACTAGATGATATATCCTCAATACTACCACCTCCAAAGAAAACAAGGGAAGTCGATAGTAGATTAATCCAGTACAAGGAGTCAGCCTTTCTTTCTGATATGCTAAGTTCTTCTAAAGACTAAATACAAGATAATCACCTCAAATTCAAGGAGTCAAAAATGCCACTATGGGGAAATACAGACGATGCAGCAAATTCAGTAATTTCTGCACCTGCACTATTCAATCAAGCACCTACAAGAGCTAACGCTAATTTATTGTACGGTAACACTACACTCAACGGTGTTGTTACTGGAGAAGTAGTTGGTGTGTACGGAGTAGACACTACTGAGATGGCTGTGGGAACAGGTCCTGTTGTTGATGGAATTATTACTTTTGCTGGTTCTGGTTACAGAGCTAATACAACTGTTGCATTTACATCAAACAATACTGGTTCTTCAGCTGCAGCTAATGGTCAATCAAATGCATCAGGTAAGATCAGTGCTATCAACATTTCAACAAATGGTTCTGGATACACGACATCTCCTATCATTACTATTGCTGCACCTACAGCTCAAACATTCCCAGGTAACACAACAGTTGTTCAAGTTGGTAACACAACTAACACTGGTTGGATTACATTGGGTACGAATGCACCGTTCTTCACAAACAACGACGTTGTAACATACTTGGTTGCTGCATCCAATACAGCATTGGGTGGATTAGTAAATGCAACAGCATACTTTGTACTGACTGTTAACTCTACAGCAATTCAGTTGAAGTCCGATCCTCTTGCAGCAGCTGCTATCAATATTTCTTCTGTTCCAACATCTGCACAAGCTGGTCACTCAATTACTGGTGAGACAGCAACTGGTGTTGTTACAGTTGGTGGTGCAAAGAACAAGGGTGTTGCACATGCTGGTTGGGTAGTTAGAACTGAAGGTACTGGTGGTCGTGCTGGACGTGTTCAGTATGAAACATTAGTTGCTATGGGATCTATCTCAACAGACGGATCCGATGACAATCCATTGCCTGATGCATAATGAGTGATCGAGCTAAAAAGATATCGGAGCTGTCTGCACTGACGGCTCCGGCAGCAGAAGACCTGATGGTGATTGTAGATGATCCATCAGGTACTCCTATTACTAAGTATGTTACAGTTGGTAACTTCCTTGGTAACTCTGCTGCCAATGTTGTGATTTATAATTCGACACCCGCTAACAGTACAATCACTGTTAAGAAGGGTACAATAATGTTTGACAGCTCGTTTTTGTATATTGCAACAGCAAATAATACACTGAAAAGGGTAGCACTGACGGCCTTCTAATATGAACATTGATGACTTGAACGAGGCGAATGCCCTTTTATATGCTGCTAAACATTATGATAATCCTCACTTTTTCGATACGATAGAGTTTTATGAGGATTTAAGTAGATTCAAGTACCTAAAGAAGTTGTTTAGTAGATATGAAGAGTCTGGAGAGATCAATGAAAGATTAGTCCTCAATCATTTAACTATCATTTATAATGTATTTGGTGTAGAGGCAACAACAAGATTATTGTTTTTAAAGATGGATAATTATGGCAAGTATCTCAAGCCATTCTTATTGCTTCTAAACTATTTGCCAGATATCATATATAATGTCGAGGGAAGGAACATTATTGCCTCCGATATCTTTATGGATCCCGGTATTGTAGATAAATTAAGAACAATAAATGAACAAACCAAACAGTCAACCTAAGTTCCCAACAGAAATTAAAAACGTTCCATCGTTGACCAAAAATCCGATGATGGATATGTTTTTAACCTATCAGTTCCTCAAGCGTATTGTTGTTCCGTTTGAGAAGTCTGATGCCTACAAGCTAGGTATCATCGATAAGAACGGTAAGGTTCTCAAAAAGAAAAAGACTCTAAAGACAGACCAAGAGAAGGCTGCCTGGGGTTACTTTGACATTCTAACAAACAATCTCAAAAAACTATTAGCAAAGATTCCAGGTGGCAGCTCTGTCCTTGGTTCTTCTGTTGCTTCGTACCTATTAATCAAAGAACATAAGAGTGACTTGTTGCTTAACGAAGTCTATTTTGAGACTCAGTTCATGAAAGTATATAACCAACTAACAGAAGAGGGTGAAGTACCTGCTAATAATGTTGGTAGTGGCAATGTGAAAGGATTTGATCCTCTTTTGATCACTAAAGCTAAAGGTATGTTGAGAAGAAAGAAACCGTATGTGGATACTAAACTTCCTTCCTGATTGGATCTTTCACTTCATCTTACTAGCTGGTATAGGTGGATTAGTTGCTTCATACTCAATGAAGTTCATTCCTTTTGTCTATATGTACAAGACTCCAATTCAGCTTGTTTCCGTTGTAGCTATTGTAGGTTCAACATTCATGATTGGCGCTGCATGGAATGATCAGGCATGGAGAGAGCGTGTCGCAGAGATGGAACAAAAAGTAGCAGCAGCAGAAGTAAAGTCTGCAGAAGAGAATGTAAAGATTGTAACTAAAATAGTCAAGAAGATAGAGATAGTTAGAACCAGAGGTGAGGATATTATTAAGTATGTTGACAAGGAAGTAGTCAAGTATAACGATAGATGTGAGATACCAAATGAGTTTGTCAAGGTATTAAATGATGCAGCAGAGTTGCCAAAATGAACAGAGACGACTTTTTAATTTGGGCTATCTTTATTGTTGTAGTGGTGTTTATGATGGGATGCTCCACTACTGTACCAGTCGTAGCCAAATTTCCACAATCACCTGAGAGGTTAATGCTACCATGTGCTCAGCTTGAAAAATTAGAAAACGAAGCAAAGCTAAGTGACATAGCAAAGTCAGTGACCAATAACTACACAAAGTATCATGAGTGCTCAATTCAAAATGAATTATGGATTGAGTGGTATAGGACACAGAAACAAATATTTGAAAGTATTAAATGACAAACTCAGAAGTACTAGTTGATACAATTCAACACGGCAAAAAACAATTCATCAAGAAGTATATGAAGCATCCTGAGCTTAGTCAGGCATGGAATCAGTACGTAGATGCTCAGTCTGTGTTTGTTAAGCAAGCACTAAAGACAAATAAAACCACATCAATGTTAGTGATGGAAAAAATGATAGGTACTCATGGTGAGAAGCTATTCAACCCGTTTGGAATTGATTGGTTTGAAGCTGGTTGGGATTCATTGGTAAAACATAACTCAAAGAAGTAATATGGTTAAGATTAAAGTTTTATCTTCTGAACTAACATTGAGCGATACAGCAGGATCTACTGTCAACAATGCAACGGTTGTTAGAGTGCTTCACGTAGGAGGTGGAGGTTCACATCACCTACTCACTATAACTGACTCGTCCAATGCAACTATTGGTACCATGACTATTGCTCCTAACGTTCCAGAATATATAGAGAAAAAATCATCTGATAAAATATTTGTAGATACTGGAACAGATGTACTTGCTACTCATGTTGCGTTCAGATAATAAATAAAAAAGGATAAAATGAAAAAGATACTATTATTAATCTTGACTTTGCCTGTATTGGCATTTGCTGCTAAACAACCAACTGGTGTGACATATGATGCACAAGTTATTAGAGTGAGTGATGGCGACACTATTGTGATAGCCGCCCCCTTTTTACCAGCACCACTCAAACCAGAATTGGCTGTCAGAATCTTTGGAGTCGACACGCCAGAAAAAGGACACAGAGCTCAATGTCCACAAGAAGACCAGCGAGCGCAGTTGGCGAGTAAATTTACAACTCAAGCGTTACAATCCCACCCGAGACACCAAGTCATTATCTATGGATGGGATAAGTTTGGTGGTCGTGTTCTGGGAGACATCTTGGTAAACGGACAAAGTATTCGCGCTGGGTTGATCAATAATGGCCTTGCCCGTGAATACTACGGAGACGCAAAACAATCTTGGTGTAACTAAACAAGGAGATTATTATGGTACTTTCAAAATTCAAAGAGAGAGCTGGTTGGATCATTACGTTGTTTGCAGCTATTCTTGCTTTAAATTCTATTCTTGACGGTGGTAACTCATCACAAATTCTTTCTGATACCATTGAAGCAAATAACGTTTGGGCATTCTATCAAGCAAAGTCAATAAAACAGAATTTGGCTGAGATGAGATATGATGATGCTATTGCTCGTAAAGATCTTAAAACTGCAGAACCACTCAAAGCAAAGATCGAACGCTATGAATCTGATCCCAAGTCTGGTGAGGGTAAGAAAGAATTGATGGCAAAGGCAAGAGCAATTGAAGCTAATAGAGCTATCTGTGAACTGAGAGCTCCTTGGTATACTTTTGCCAACGCACTATTTCAAATCGCAATTGTTATCATGGCTGCTGCTATGATATCTCTTAGCATAAGAATGTACTGGATAAGTATTGGAACCGGTATCTTCTCTATATTACTGATGCTGCAAGGATTTTGGTTATTTTTACCAATAACACTATAAGGAACTGATATGGAATTATCAAAACAACAACTTAAAGAATTACTTCCAAAGAACCCGTATATTGATAACTGGCACCAAGCGATGGCTCAGTTGTTACCCGACTATGATATTAACACATCAAATAGAATAGCTGCATTCGTTGCTCAGTGTGCACACGAGTCTGGTGGATTTATGGTTCTTAAAGAGAATCTAAACTACAAAGCAGCTTCACTTCGTAAGTTGTTTGGTAAGTATTTTCCAACTGATGAGCTAGCACAGCAGTATGCATCTAAGCCAAATAAGCAAGAAGCAATTGCAAACAGAATCTATGCAAGCCGTATGGGTAATGGAGACGAGGCATCTGGAGATGGATATAAGTATTGTGGTCGCGGATTGATCCAGTTGACTGGTAAATCTAATTACACTGCCTTTGCTGACTCGTTAGAGATCGATCCCGAAGAAGCATCTCAATATCTTGCAACATTTGAAGGCGCAGCACAGTCTGCTTGCTGGTTCTGGGAAACAAACAATTTAAATCAATGGGCTGATAAAGGTGACATTGTGACATTAACCAAGCGTATCAATGGTGGTACAATTGGTCTTGATGATAGAATTAAACATTATGAACATGCCCTTCACGTATTAGGACATTAAGATGACATTTTTACAAAGCATGCTTGGTGATGGATCTGGTGAAATAAGTAGCAAGAGAACTGTTACGTTTTTTGCATTTTTAATGTGCTGCACCGCTTTCATCTCTAACTTGTTTTGGGGAATGACAATGGACATCACAATATATCAAAGTATGATGTATATCGTAATAGGTGGGTTAGGTTTCACATTGACTGAAGCTTTCGCACCTAAAAAATAAGAAAGTATAGCAATGAAAACAAAAATAACATTAATTGCTTTATTATGTTTAGTTGGATGTAGTGATCGTTTTAGATATCCATGCCAAGATCCTGCAAGCTGGAGCAGTGCTCAGTGTCAGAAACCACAGTGTGAGGTTACTCGCACATGCCCTGATCTATTAATTAAAAGTGAAAAGAAAGTGAGCACTCCAGTTGCTCCAAAGCCAGTTGAAATTAAAAAAGGAGATTGTAAATGATTAGAGATCTATTTGTGAATTCGCCACGTTACACTGGTACAGAACTGATGGACCGTTTGAAGTTCTTTGTCGGCATTGTTCTTGCATTGACATTGTTTGGTATTGTCTTTGTTGTGTTGTATAGTTTAATCTTTGTGACACAACCATTAGACGCAATCAGCCCAGTTGATAATAAGTTCTTCGAATTGATCATTCCTATTGCAACTTTCTTGACAGGTACGTTGTCTGGTATTATGCTAGCAAGTACACCAGAAGCTCAAGCAAAGGCATTAGAAGCAGCTAATAAAGGATGGGATAAGCCTCCTACACCACCTTCGACTCCTTCAAGAACACAAAGATCACAGGTCGAACCAAGTTTTGATTCTTCACCTTCTTTCGGTGGATTTGATATGCCTGCACCTCAGGTAGTTACTGGATTCGGTGGTAAGCCAGCTCCTACTCCCGCGCCGCAACCAGAAATCTAAATAAGAAAACCGAATGTAAATAAAGGATCTACCATGAAAAACATATCAATTGCCTTCATTCTATCTCTTTCTTCTTTGACTGCCTTTGCTGGCGGTGAAATGAAAGAGGTGTGCAAAGATAAGCTGGATAAGGCTGGAAATGTTGTCATCGATAAGAAGACTAACAAACCAGCTCAACAGTGTAAAACAATCAAGGTACACAAGAAACTAGATGGCACTGCTGTTCCCGAAAAGAAGAAATAAAATGGCTAGTACAGTAGAGCGAATTGGCGTTGTTGAAACCAAGGTAGAAAACCTTAGTGAGAAACTTGACGAACTAAAAGTGGACGTCAGGGAGATGCATGACTGTTTGGATAAGACTCGTGATGGGTTGACAACAAAGCTAGAAGAGATGTATGATGTATCTTGCAGTCAACACGAAGCACTTGCAAAAGAGATATCCTACATCAAAAGTCAGCGAGATAGATTAGTATGGTCATTTGCTGGAGTTATTGCTGCAGGTGGATTCTTTGCAGGACACGCTGACAAGATACTTAAAATACTTGGCGGTTGACTACTAATCAGTAACTGTATATAATCCTCTTGTCTATAGAGGATCCTTATGCAGCCAATTGATTACAAATACATCGGACTTATTTCATCGAGGCTCCCATTATTCAAGAAAAAGAGTGATGGGACCTTTAACTTCCGCTGTATCATTTGTGGTGACTCACAAACAGACAAAAGAAAAGCGCGTGGATTTATTCTAACAAAGAATAATCAGACAACATACTACTGTCACAACTGCCATGCTTCATTGAACCTTTCCTCCTTTATAAAAGTAATTGATCCTCAACTGCATGATGAGTATCAAAAGGAAAGGCTTGCTGAAAAATATTTGTCTAATCAAGTCGGAGTTTCTGCAAGAGAGCCTGACTTCTCGAGAGTGAGATTTCCTAAATACCTCCGCGAAGCAGCTTTTCAAAAGATCAATAAGATCTCATCATTGCCACCAGACAATCCTGCAAAACGGTACGTCAACTCAAGAAAGATCCCAACTAAACACCATCACAAACTATTTCTTTCACTAAAATTTAAGAAATGGGTCAATACTATCATTCCAGATAAGTTTGAGAGTACCGATATAGATGAGGCAAGGTTGATTCTTCCTTTTATCGACATGGATGGATCTCTTATTGGATTTACTGGAAGGGCGTTTGGTCAGAATAAGATTCGGTATATTACTATCCATGTCGATACTGATAAGCCTTTGATATTTGGACTTGATGCTGTAAATAAGAATGAGAAGATATATGTGACAGAAGGTCCTATTGATTCGTTGTTCTTACCTAATGCTTTAGCAATGGGTTCATCTAATAACCTGAATGGTCTTAAGCAGTTTATTGATGATCCTTCTAAGTTTGTTCTTGTTATGGATAATGAGCCTAAGAATAAAGATATTTGTAATATAGTTGAAAAGGCAATTGATCTAGGGTATAATGTTTGCATATGGCCGTCTCATATTGAATTTAAAGATATTAATGAGATGGTATTATCAGGTATGAAACCAGAAGATGTTAAGTTGATTATTGATTGTAACACCGTCAGTGGTTTAGAAGCTAGATTAAGGATAACACAATGGAAGAAATGTTAAATGATAAAAGCAAACACCAAGAACGTATCCAGCAAAAAGAAAACAAGATAAAGAAGCAAGTAAAGCTATCTAAAGCATTCCATATCCCGTATAAAGAACCACATAAGCTCCTTAAAAGGAGTATATTGTCATGTGGTAACCCCAAATGTATTAGCTGTGCTAATCCTAGAAAAGTATTCAAAGAGAAGACAATTCAGGAGCAGAAGTTTGAACAAACAGAAAAATGGAAAGAAGATGTATGAGAGTGAAGTTGATAAGTTATTCGAAACCAGCCATTGATACAGAAGAAGAGGTGTATTGCAAAGATGTACAAGATCTCATCAGCTACTGCGCAAGGGTATCAAATCCAAGCAACCAATCAAATTCTGAAACATCAGAAAGACTTATCAAATTTCTTGCAAGCCATAAGCACTGGAGCCCCTTCGAGATGGCTTCCGCCTGTCTCGAAATCACAACTACAAGAGACATCGCTCGACAAATGCTTAGACACCGCAGCTTTTCTTTTCAGGAATTTTCCCAACGTTATGCAGACCCAACCGCAGAGCTGGAGGATGCGTTTGTGTTACGGGAGTGTAGACTGCAAGATACATCTAATAGACAAAACAGCATAGATTTAGTACTTGATAATCCAGAAGCACGATTGAAAGCTATGGAGTGGACTCGTGCTCAGCAACGAGTGATGTACGCTGTGAAAGAGGCGTATAGATGGGCGATCGATAACGGGATAGCAAAAGAGCAGGCGCGTGCTGTTTTACCGGAAGGAATGACTGTTTCTCGCCTTTATATGAATGGTACAATTAGATCATGGATCCATTACATTGATTTGAGAAGTAGTAATGGAACACAAAAAGAACATATGGAAGTAGCACTAGCATGTGCAAAAGCAATCTCGGAAATATTTCCGATGGCTGCAGAATTCACTTCTAAATAATAACTCAACAAAGATAACAATAAGAGGTTTAAACCATATGGTAAACTTGTCTATCGTCAGAAATACTGATACAATGAATAGTTTTGAAATTGCAATAGATACTACAAGAGATAGTTTGTTTGATTTACACGGACTTAAGCGACTAAAAGAATCTTATATGTTGGATAGCGAAGTATCTCCGCAAGAAAGATTTGCGTTCGTATCCCGTGCATTCGGAAGTAATCCAGCTCATGCACAGCGTCTCTATGACTATGCCAGCAAACATTGGTTATCGTATTCTACGCCGATTCTTTCATTCGGAAGAACACAAAAAGGATTACCAATCTCTTGCTTTCTTAACTACATCCATGATAGCTCAGCTGGGTTGGTAGATAATCTATCTGAAACAAATTGGTTGAGTATGTTGGGAGGCGGTGTTGGTATTGGTTTTGGTATTCGGTCAGCAGACGACAAGAGTACTGGAGTATTGCCTCACTTACGAATCTATGATGCTTCTTCCCTTGCTTATCGTCAAGGTCGTACTCGTCGTGGTAGCTATGCTGCTTACCTTGATATTAATCATCCTGATCTTCCTATCTTTCTTGATATGAGGAAGCCAACAGGAGATCCCAATATGAGAGCTCCTAACTTGCATCACGGTATTAACATTACCGACGACTTTATGCATATTATTGAAAAGTGTATGTTGGATCCAGAAGCTGATGATAGTTGGGACTTGATTGATCCGCATGACGGAATGGTTAGAGACACCGTATCAGCCAAGCACATATGGCAGCAAATCCTTGAACTGAGAATGCATACAGGTGAACCTTATTTGCACTTTATCGATACATCTAATGAGAAGATGCCAAAATGGTTGAAGGACAAAGGATTGAAGATTCGCCAATCTAATCTTTGCTCTGAAATTATTCTGCCAACAGACAAAGACCGTACTGCTGTTTGTTGTTTGTCTTCTGTTAATTTAGAATACTATGATGACTGGAAGAATGATAAGTTGTTCCTTCGCGACATTGCTGAGATGCTTGATAATGTTCTTCAATACTTCATTGACAACGCTCCTGAGCCTGTAGCACGTGCAAAGTATTCTGCAATGCGTGAGCGTTCTATTGGCGTTGGTGCATTGGGCTGGCATGCTTATCTACAGAAGAACAATGTACCTTGGGAGACAGCATTAGCAGTCGGAAGAAACAAACAAATATTCAAGCATATTAGAGAGGGATTGAATGAGGCTAATCTACAACTCGGTCAAGAACGTGGTGAAGCGCCTGATGCAGAAGGTACCGGACTACGGTTCTCTCATCTTATGGCTATTGCTCCTAATGCTAGCAGTTCGATCATTATGGGTAACACCTCTCCATCTATTGAACCATTCAGAGCCAATGCTTATAGACAAGACACTCTCAGTGGTTCGAGCCTGAACAAGAACAGATGGCTCGATAAAGCTATTCAAGATTATCTGTCCAGCGATGATAGCGGAGCAATATCACAAGATGATTATAATGACATCTGGTCTTCAATCATAGCAAATGACGGTTCAGTTCAACATCTTGAATGGATGGATGACTGGACTAAAGATGTATTCAAGACTTCAATGGAGATTGATCAACGTTGGTTGATTCAACACGCTGCTGATAGACAAGAGTACATTGATCAGGCTCAGTCACTCAATCTATTCTTTAGACCTGATGTTGATATTAGATACTTACACGCAGTTCACTTCCAGGCCTGGAAAGCGGGGCTCAAGAGCCTTTATTATTGCAGAAGCGAGAAGATTGGTAAGGCTGATAAGGTGTCAAAGAAGATTGAAAGAAGAGTAATTGAAGAGATTGATCTTAAGCAACTAGCACAAAGCGATGATGTTTGCTTGGCTTGTGAAGGATAGATGAAAACAATAGCTCTTTTTGTATATGATCCCAAGTGTTCAGTACAGTGCTGTAATGCTATAATCAAAACACTTGAGGGATTGTATAGAATAAAACTATTCTCTAAGAATACAGTTGAAGAAAGTTTCTTCAACGATGTTGATATGGTAATTGTTCCCGGCGGTGTTGGGGACTCAGAAACGTTTCATACACTATTTAAAAACAATGCTGAAAATGTTAAAAACTTTATTTCAAAAGGTGGTAAATACCTTGGTATTTGTATGGGTGCTTATTGGGCTGGTAGTCACTACCTTAACATATTAGACGGGATAGATACTGTTCAATACATCAAGCAACCAAATGCAGATACAAGAAGACCTCATGCCAAGAACTTGCAAGTGTATTGGAACGGTGAACGTACTCATATGTTCTTTTATGATGGATGTGCGATTATAGGGGATTATAGTAAGTTTGAGTTAATTGCTAAGTACTCTAATGATGATGTGATGGCTGCAATTCAAGGTAACATTGGATTGATTGGTTGTCATCCCGAAGCAGAAAAGTGGTGGTACGATAGCTACTCTTATCTGAAAGGTGCATATACTAATCATCAACCAAAGTTGTTAGAGTTTGTTAACGAGCTAATGGAAAGATAGATGATATCAATTTCAGATAAAGCAAAAGAAAAGATTACAGATTTGTATATTGATGAAAACGATTCTTCAATCAAAGGGCTGAGAGTGTTTGTTCAAGGTGGTGGTTGTTCTGGTTTTAGCTACGGATTTACATTTGACCATGAAGCTAACGAAGATGACTTTCATGTCAGCCTTGGTAAGTTTGATATAATGGTTGATGCAATGAGTATGCAATATCTACAGGGAGCAACCATTGATTATAAAGACGAGTTAATGACCAAAGAGTTCATTATTAAAAACCCCAATGCCAAGCAAACGTGTGGCTGTGGTAGTAGTTTTACAGTTTAAGGATAACATGAATATAAGACCGCTTCACTTTATCACAAGAGAAAAAGAGCTGGAGTTGATTAATAAACTTGAAACAATAATTGATAACAGATCATTTCATCCATCTGATACAGCTGTTATACAAGCCAGTGTTGATTTTGCAGGAACTGCAGCAATGCACCTTGCTCACTCTTGGTCTGTTAGAGGAGAGATCATTCCTATTATTCCTATTGAAGTAACATATCCAGGCGAAACCTACGACTATGTTCGATCAAAATTTCACTATGATATGGAATGGCATCTAAAGCACTTCAAATATCAAAGATTTGTTGTTATAGAGGCAGGAATTATTCGTGGAGGAAACTGGAAATGGATCTTGGAAGAATTTGAAAACTTAAATGTTCCTCGAGAAAATATTACTTTAGTTACAATGATGGAGAATATTCACTCTATCGTCAAATCTGATTATGTTGGAGAGTATTATGATGATGACATGGAAGATTTAACATTCTACTTTGAGAAATACAATAAAAATTGGCCAGTAAGATAGGAAGTTTATGAGACTATTAAAATTTGAAGCTTCATGGTGTGGACCATGTAAAATGTTATCTAAGACAATGGAAGATATTGATTTCCCTTTTCCAATAGAAGTAATAGATGTTGATCAGAACACTGCAGCTGCAGTAGAATATGGTATTAGAGGTGTACCTCACTTAATTCTTCTCGATGAGAATAATAATATTGTGAAACGAATTGGTGGGAATGTATCTAAGGATGTGTTAGTTGAACAATTAATTGGAGTTGCACAATGAGTAATAATGTTATGAAAATACAAATGCTTGAAGAAGAGATTGAAGTGTTAAGAGGACGGATTGAAGAACATGATACGGGTCATATTCATACGACTATTGGAGTATTGCAGGATAGAGTAAGAGAGTTGTACAGTCAACCAACAAACAAAAACAACGCGGAGACAAATGATTAAAAAAGTAAAAAGCAAGTTAACAGATGAGCGCAGTTATTTTAAACCATTCAACTATCCTTGGGCATATGATGCTTGGTTAAAGCACGAACAAAGCTCGTGGCTACATACTGAAGTGCCGATGCTAGAGGATGTAAAAGATTGGAAAAACAAACTAAGCAAATCGGAACAGTCGTTCCTGACAAACATCTTCAGGTTCTTCACGCAAGGAGACGTGGACGTAGCTGGAGGATACGTGAAGAACTATCTACCTTACTTCCCACAGCCAGAGATACGAATGATGTTGACTGGTTTTGCGGCCAGGGAAGCACTTCATGTAGCTGCCTACAGTCATTTGATCGAGACTTTAGGAATGCCGGACTCAACATACGACGAGTTCCTGCAGTACAAGGAGATGAAAGACAAGCACGATTATTTCTTGTCTCTTGCGGGCCAGGATGCAACAACGATAGCGCAACAGATTGCAGCATTCTCTGCGTTCACGGAAGGGATGCAACTTTTCTCGAGTTTCATTATGCTACTAAACTTTCCTCGTCACGGCAAGATGAAGGGGATGGGTCAGATCATTACTTGGTCAATAGTTGATGAGACAATGCATGCTGAGTCAATGATTAAGCTATTTCGCACTTATGTTGAAGAGAATAGAAGTATTTGGAACGATCAGTTGAAGGGTGAGATCTATTCTATTGCTGAAAAGATGGTTAGTCTTGAGGATAACTTCATTGATCTTGCATTCTCAAGTAATTTGATGGAGAATTTGACTGAGGCGGATGTTAAGCAATATATTCGGTACATTGCTGACCGTAGATTAATTAGTCTTGGATTGAAGGGAATATTCAAGGTAAAAAGAAACCCACTACTGTGGGTGGAAGAGATGATCAATAGTCCTATACATACAAACTTCTTTGAAAATCGGGCGACTGATTATGCAAAGGGTGCGTTGAGTGGAGATTGGTCTAATGTGTGGGCCAAGGCGGCCTGAAAATAAAAGGAGTAAGTATGAAATTAGTAAAAGCAGTTTTGCTTGTGGGTTTGATGTCTGTTGGTTCTGCAATGGCTCAGGGTTATGGATCAGTAGAATATTCTGATGAAAGTAATCGGTTGACTGGTGCAGAGAACATCAAAGAAGGGTTGGTCATTGGTAATAAAACTGGTGGTGTTGACTATAGCATTAAAATGGAGAACAGCCAAACTAAAATTGGCAGTGGTTCAATCTCTCAAGCGCTTGAGGTTCGTGCAAAGAAAAGTCTTGGGGTATTGTACGTTGGTGCTCGTCTAGGTGAAAGAATCACAAGTTCAACTCACTTTAGCTACTATGCAATTGATTCAGGAGTTAAGTTTCCACTAGTAGCAGGTTTGACAGCAGATGTTGGTGCTCGTTACCGCAATGCATTTGAATCTGGTAAGTTGTATCAGACAACTCGCGGCCATGTTGCAGTAGGATATGCTTTGACTAAGCAAGACTCTGTTGCATTTCGTTGGAGCCGTAGCTATGGTGACGAAGAAAAAGACGGTGTACGTTTGCAGTATACTCGTAGTTTCTAATACTATATACTAGTATAGTAACCGGAAGGGAGCTTATGCTCCCTTTTTTTATGTAAGGAGCCATCATGCGTAAAATTGCAATGGCGTTCCTATTCTGCCTAACTAGCTCTATAGTAAACGCACAGGAGATTATAGATTTAAACAAACAAATGAAATGTTCAGATGCTCAATCAGTGATGAACTATTTTGTAGATATACATAAAGAAACACCAATATGGGTTGGTAAGACAGTGCACAATAGTCATATAACATTACTAATGAACAAAGAATCACGTTCATGGACTTTAATAGAATATGATGCTAGAATAGCATGTGTGTTGGGTGCTGGAGAAGAAAAGACGGGAAGCAGTCCCAATATTTAATTTTAGGAGCGTAACATGGAATCACATAATTGCAGAATGTGTGAGGCAGATTTTTCTGTCGAAGGTTTTAATATAGACGAAGAGATAATGTACTGTCCCTACTGTGGCTCAGTAATTGATCCTGAATTAGATAGTGAGTTTGATGAAGACTTTTATGACGAAGATAGATTAGACAATTGATGTGGACTTTTGAAGATGGACCAATTACAATGATCCCAGAAGGGTGTTATGGGTTCGTCTACAGAATAATCAACACAGTATCTGGTCGTGAGTACATAGGAAAGAAACTGTTCTGGGCTATGAAGACTAGACAGGTCAAGGGTAAAAAGAAAAGATTCAAGGTAGAGTCCGACTGGCAAACATACTACGGATCTAATGAAGAATTGCAAAAAGATATTGAAATAATTGGAGTAGATCACTTCAAACGTGAAATACTAAGATTATGTAAGAACAAGGGTGAGTGTACATACTACGAGGCGAAGTATCAGTACCAGTTTGATGTTCTTACAAACCCAACTAAATATTACAATTCATGGATCATGTGCAAAGTGCATAGGAAACATTTACAACTAAACACCGCGGGGTAACTCAGGAGTAGAGTGCCGGGCTCATAATCCGGATGTCGGTGGTGCGAATCCATCCTCCGCAACCCTTGAGTCGAAGTCAAGACTCGAACTCTTATAAATAAGTACATGGAGAAAACTTTATGTACTACACAATTTACAAGATAACAAACCAAATTGACGGCAAGATCTACATTGGATCACATAAGACCAAAGATTTGAATGACAGCTACATGGGATCAGGAAAGTATCTGAAACATGCTATTGAAAAGCACGGAATTGAAAACTTTACAAAAGATATTCTGTTTGTATTTGACACACCAGAAGAAATGTATGCAAAAGAGGCAGATATAGTTAAGGATGACTTTTTAGCTCTTGAGAACACCTATAACCTAAAGACTGGTGGATTTGGTGGATTTGATTATATTAATGAGCAGGGTCTACAGGGGTTCACTGACATAGAGACAGCCAAGTTAGGGCGTTCAAGGACAAACCAGATTCTTGAAAATAAGTATGGGCCAAATTGGAGATCTTTGTATTTGTCACCTGAACGTCGAGTAGCAGCATCTAAAAAAGGCGCTGAGACGAGAAAGAGACGAGGGTACAAATCAAATACCAACCAAATGAACACGCCAGCCGCTGTTGAAAGAAAGAAACAAAAACTTAAAGAGATAAAGCATCAGCAAGGTGATCGAAATTCTCAATTTGGTAAGATTTGGATTACGGATGGTGTTAGTTCAAAATCCATTTTTAAAGACGATTCCATGCCGGATGGTTGGTATCGAGGTAGAGTGATCACATCGAAAAACAGTTATTAAAATTCATTATGAATAATCCTATTGCGCAAACTAAATCTAGAAACGGTACATTCATTCATTTTCAAAATGATGATCCAATTGGTGCTTGTCTTCACTACTACGGTGAGTGGGCTCAACAAGAAATTGACTTTTTTGATGGAATATTAACAGAGTCTTCCAACGTAATTGATGTTGGAGCTAACATTGGTACTCATACAATCTTCTTTGCTAAAAAATGCAATAAAGGTAATGTAATCGCAATTGAGCCTCAGATTTACATATTTGAGATGCTTGCAGCTAATATTCTCATCAACGGTTGTTACAACGTAATTCCAGTTAATGCTGGTGCTGCAAGCGAACCTGGTGCTATCAAAATGGTTAACATCGATCCATTTCAAGGTGAGAAGGTCAACTATGGTGAGTTTAAACTTAACTCTGGTGCCAAAAAGGGTGTCAATACAAACCTCATAGCACTTGATTCTTATGTTGATCTTGAACCGTTTACCTTGATTAAACTAGATGTTGAGGGATATGAAGTAGACGTCCTTAACGGTGCCACTAATCTACTTGAGAAACACAAGCCGTTTTTGTATATTGAATTCAATAACAAGGGTGGGAACGATCCGTTGTTAGAGAAGATATATGAACTTGATTACATCCCGTACTGGCACATCTACACCAAACATAACCCCAACAATACCAATGGTCAAACAAAGAATGTATGGGAACCAGATAACTATCAAATTGATCAATCTAATCTTGATTTAAGATACGAGGCGAATGCTTTTTGTGTTCATAAAGATACATTGCAGCCAGAAGGACTCACCAGGATTAAGCTGAGAGATAGTATTACAAAGCAATTGTTTGAAGCTAATTTGTTGTAATTATCTGCTTGTCTTTTTTACACGCTCGTTGATGTTTGATTGACACATAGCACCTGTGTTATAAGTGACTTTATGAACCTTTCTATGGTCACCATCTGAGCAAGTGTACTCACAGACCTGGTGACCTCTTTCGTCCCTAAACTTATCAGATAGATGACAGGTAGTTGTAACTATCTCATACGGCTTATTAGGCTTGCCAGCTACGGTAACTGGAATGTTGAAGTTGATGTTGATTTTCTCTGGGACGAGCGGAGCTACAACCGTGACAACAGCTGCAATACCCAATAATGTTTTCTTTGTTAACATTACCAATATTCCACCAACTGTCTTAGTAAATAAAAAAACAATAATAAGGCAATAATACCGTCAAACACGACTAAGACCATCAAGAAGATGATCTCGATTGTCATCTAGTTTTCTCTTTCTAATTGCTTTCTTCGTTTTTCTAGCTTTTCTTGAGTCTCTTGAATCTCTAGTAATTCAAGCTTTGTTCTATATTCCCTAGCACTACTTGTATTTAGCTTAGGCCATCTCTTTTGAGCATCGTATGAGATGTATATGAACAAGCCCATCATAACAAACACTACGATAAGGAAACCAATACCAGCAGCAATATCAAGCTGGTAATGTCTCATCCTATCAGTTCTTCGTTTAGCCTTGATAGCATCCTGTTGCATTTGTTTAGCAATGAGAATCTTTTGCTCAGCGCCTAAAGCTCTAGTCATCTTTTCAACATCAGTGAATAGTGCACCAAGCTCGGGTGGGCTTTGGTATATCATTAGCTCACGAAGCTCTGTACCCATTGCCTCTAATTGCTTTTGCATTAGGACACGTTGGAGGGCTCGTTTAGCAAGACTTGCGTCACCAGTATATACAGTGGTCTTACTTTTTATTTCTTCTTGTTCCAGAACTGCAAGACACTTGAAGTAGTTGTCATAGTATGCACCGAGAGCTTCACCAATCTCTGTATAGATATTTGTTGTCTCGCCACTGCGTTTGTTCAATTCAACGACGCGACTTTTTTCTTCTATTAGTTGTTTTTTGGCTTCAGGACTAGCTGGTTTGTCCTGATGCGCTTTATTGAATTGGTCGTCAAGGTCCTTCAGTACTCCCTTGACGTCCCCAGCAGCACTCTTAATGTCTTTATAGAGTTGGCATCCTTTTTTAACTGCAGCAACAGCTCCGTTTGCCAAAGCAAACAGTGTAAATGGATCCATTTTAGGTCATGAGTAGTTCCCATGACGAAATCAATCTAGACATTAAGTATCTCCAATTTGTTGACATTGAAAGGATTATGATGTACAATCAAATCCTCTATTTCCTGATATTTATGCATTCTGAAACGCATATATAATAAACCTTAATCTTATTAATGAACTAACATGGAACTTAAAATGGAAACAAATGAGCTTGCCCAGAACGCAAAGGGTGGCACAGAGCTTATGCAAGAAGCTCTATATAACCAACTACCTGAAGACCTGTTACAGTACTTTCAAATCATACCTTCTCGCGTTCGTGAAGTAGATGATAGCAAGATTAAAATATATTGGCTTCATGATTTACCGGGTGACCCTGAATCTGAACACTTGAAGCAAGGTGGATGGAATAAGTTTGATAAGTTGGTGTTTGTGTCCAACTGGCAAATGCAAGCATACCAGAAGCATTACGGTCTTCCTTGGCATAAGTGTGTTGTTCTTCACAACGCAATCGAACCAATTCCGTATGTTGAAAAACCAAAAGACAAGATCAAGCTGATTTATCATACAACACCTCATCGTGGCCTCAACATCCTGGTCTCAGTGTTTGACAATTTATGCAAAGAGTTTGACAACATTGAGCTTGAGGTGTACTCCAGCTTCAAGATATACGGTTGGGAACAACGAGACGAGCCATACAAAGAGTTGTTTGACTATTGTAGAGCTCATCCAAAGATCAACTATCACGGATCTGTTCCTAACTCTGAAATCAGAACAGCACTTCAACAAGCCCACATCTATGCATATCCCAATATCTGGCAAGAGACGTCATGTATCAGTCTTTTGGAAGCAATGTCAGCTGGTTTAATGTGTGTCCATCCAAATTATGGTGCGTTGTACGAAACATCATCCAACTGGACTTGGATGTATCAGTGGCATGAAAACACAAAAGACCATGCTAAGATCTTCTATGAGTTGACTTCTAATGCAATTAGGTTGTACAATCACGAAGATACAGCCAAGACACTACAAGCTCAAAAAGCATATACTGATGCATTCTATGGTTGGCATAATAGAAAGAATCAATGGCGGAACTTACTTGTATCAATGTTAGCAGATCACAAACGAATTAATTATCCACTAAAATGATTCTCGTAGACTTCAATCAGGTTTGTATATCTAACCTGATGGCTCAAATAGGTAACCATACCGAGTTAGCCGTGCAGGAGGATCTTGTTCGTCACATGATCCTCAATTCACTTCGTCTATACAAACAAAAGTTTGGTGTAGTTTACGGTCCTATGATTATTGCTTGCGATGATAAGAATTACTGGCGCAAGTCATTATTCCCCTACTATAAGGCTGGTCGCAAGAAGATGAGAGAAGATAGTGATATTGATTGGTCTTCTTTGTTTGAGATACTTAATAAAATAAGACAGGAGATTAAAGATAATCTTCCTTACATTGTTCTTCATGTAGAGACTGCTGAAGCAGATGATATCATTGCAACTCTTGCAATGGAGACAACAGAGGATGTCCTTATTCTCTCAGCAGACAAGGACTTCATTCAGCTGCATAACCCAAGAGTAATTCAGTTTGATCCTATTCGCAAAAAAAATATCAAGGTTGATAGACCTGACCTTTATTTGAAAGAGCTTGTAATAAGAGGTGATAGTGGAGACGGTGTTCCAAATGCAATGTCACCTGATAATACATTAGTTGATGGCATTAGACAAAAGAAAATAATGAAAGCCAAGCTAGACGAGTGGGTGAAGTTGGATTGGGATCAGTTGTTTGAAATCCCTGAATTCAAGATTGGAATTGTAAGAAACAAGAAGCTGATTGACTTGACAGAGATTCCTGACAATATTACTAATGCTATTCTTGAGCAGTATAACCGATCACGTGATAATCCCAAGAAAATAAATATTATAAATTACTTTCAGCAACATAAATTATCTTCGTTAATGGAGAATGTAAATGACTTTTTATAGGAAATATGATGAAACTAGGTCTAGCTGAGATACTTAAGAAAACTTCTGAGTTTGAGAAGAAGCAAGAAAAAATAGATTATTTAAACAAATGGGACAGTGCAGCATTGAGAGCATTGCTCAAGTATGCATATGATCCAAAGGTCAAGTTCCTTTTACCCGAAGGAGCACCACCATACAAAGTAAACGATCTACCGGATCTTCAAAGTGTATTCTATAGCGAGCTTCGTAAGTTGTATTTGTTTATTGAGGGTGGTAATCCCAGTCTCAAGCAAACACGAAGAGAATATTTATTTGTACAAATGCTAGAGAACCTAGATAAGGAAGATGCGGAGTTGCTTTTAGCTATCAAAGATAAAAAGATTCCTTACAAGGGAATTACCAAGAAGTTTGTAGAAGAAATGTTTCCAGGACTATTAGAGGGATAAATGGGTAAGACGAATAAACAGTTTCGCACGTTAGATGAGAAACAACATCACGTTTTTAAAGCTATCAAGAAAGAAAAGTTCGACAGGTCTGTTCGAGACATAGATAGAGCTCTACAAAATAAAAAGTATGAGCACTTCTATGATGATGTAGATTCAAAAAACAAAAAGGAGTACGATGATGCAAGGTAACTGGTTTTGGAATAACAAGGTAATGGATGCAATCGAGAAAGGTCTTCTCAACCTGACCCACTGGATCTGGGCAAAGCGTCACAGCTCAACTGAAATTGAACAAATTCCTACTCCTACTGTAAAGGTAGAAGAAGTTCCAGTTGAAAAGAAACCAGCAGCAAAAAGACCTGCATCTAAAAAAGCACCTAAAGGCAGTGACTGGTCAGTAAAGTAATATGGCTACCTACACGTTTCGAAATAAAGAAACAAATGAAGTTTTTAATCATTCAATGAGAATGTCTGAATATGATTCGTATATGGAAAGTAATCCTAGTGTTGAAAGATACTACACACCTGGTGATGCAATGAATATTGTCTCTGGTGTTGGAGGAATCAAAACCGATAATGGATTCAAAGAAGTGTTGTCTAAGGTCGCAGAGGCTCATCCTAACAGCAATCTGGCTGACAGGACATTATCCAGGTCTGTAAGAGAACATCAGATTGATAGAGTAGTAAACAAATACAGATCATAAATTGAGAAACAAATACTTTGAGCATAAGCCACTTCCTCGTCTTGAGATTCCAAGAACAGAGATAGATGGTAAGAGATACTATGTCACACCAAACGGTGACAAGTATAGATCGGTCACAACAATCCTCTCTCATCTATCCAAAGATGGAATCCAGAAATGGAGAAACAAGATTGGTGAGGAAGAAGCAAATAAGATTTCAACCAAAGCATCGACAAGAGGAACAAAGCTCCATACAATGATGGAAGACTATGTGGCCAACATCGAGGACTTTGCGTTGAACAAAATGCCAACAACAACATCACTATTCCTGGACATTCAACCATATGTTGACAATAACTTGGAAGAAGTGTATGGTATCGAATATCCGTTGTATTCCGATAGATTGAGAGCTGCTGGTACAACGGATCTGATTTGCAAATATGACGGCAAATACACAATCCTAGACTATAAGACATCGGGTAAGCCGAAGCTGGAGAAGTGGATTGAGAATTACTTTATCCAATCAACTGCTTATGCTCTTATGTGTAAGGAGAGGTATGATCTTGATATTGAGCAAATTGTAATTTTGATTGCTGTTGATGGTGACCTGCCTCAGGTCTTTGTGAAAGATCCAAAAGATTATGTTAAAAGAACTATTGAAGTGTTCGATACTTATTAGTGTTGTTGGCTGTTCCTCTGTACCTAAGGAGGATCATGGTTCAGTATTGATGGAGGATGTTATTGTAGAAAGAACAACAGTTCGCTCTACTACTCAGAATCCAAAACCAAAGTCTACAGGTGGGGTTCACATCAGCGGAGACAATATCAATATAGGTACCATCATTGTCAACTCTCCGAATGCAGTTGTAGATAATTCTACAAGAGTTGTCGCTGTCAACCAGCAACAAAACAACAACACTGGAAAATCTACAACTAGCAATGGTTTTGTAGAATTTCATCATAATCCTCCTCCTAATCAATATTACAACAACGATGCAAACTTCTTCAAGGGTGTGGATCAATTATTAATTAAACTACTTCCGAGTGCTCTTACTTCAAATCTTGGAAGATAAATATATGAATGCTGACCAAATACAAATCAATTTTCATCTCAGATGTTCATCTTGGTACAAGGGACTCAAAGGCTGAATCCCTTTCTCAGTTCTTAAGAGACAGTTCATGTGATACACTCTACCTTGTTGGAGATATTATCGATGGTTGGAGAATACAACAAAACAAGTGGAGATGGAAGCAATCCCATACCAATGTTGTCAGAAAGATTCTTGGTTACGCCAAGAAAGGAACTCGGGTTGTATTTGTTGTTGGTAACCATGATGAGTTTCTAAGACCTCTTATACCGTTCGGAATAGGATTCGGAAGAGTAGAGATATGCAACCAGTGTGAGCATATAGGTATTGATGGCAAGCATTACCTCGTCACTCACGGCGATCTATTCGACGGCATCACTCGTCTGGCACCATGGATATCACTTCTAGGAGATAAAGCATATGATTTCATTCTTAGACTCAACACTAGTATTAATTGGATTCGTAATCATTTTGGTTTTAGGTACTTTAGCCTTAGCCAGTTCCTTAAACTCAAAGTCAAAAAAGCAGTAGATTTCATCTTTCAATTCGAAAAGAATATGGTTTTATACTGCAAGAAAAGAGGATTTGATGGTGTGATATGTGGCCACATTCATCATCCGGAGATTAAGATAATCGATGACATTGTATATATGAATGATGGTGACTGGGTTGAGTCATGCTCTGCTCTTGTTGAACACCATGATGGGAGATGGGAAATTATATATCAACCGGGGAGTCAGATATGAAGATTAATAAAATATTAAAGAAGATGTACGAAGCTTGCATTAATCACAACAAAGTACAAGAAAAGAAGATGTGGGTCAAGGCATTGAAGAAGTCATTCCAGCATAAAAATACATATGCAATTAAGTGATAAAATTACAATTGTGATTCCTTGCAAGAACGAGGAAGATTACATATCAAAATTGCTATGGCATTTGCGACCACAGATGATTGGTAGTACAAGAATCATTATTGCAGATTGTTCTACAGACCGTACTAGGGATGTTATTGAGGCAAACAAGGGTAGATTGAATATTGAAGTCATCGATGGTGGACCTGTCAGCTTTGCTAAGAACAGTGGTGCTAAGTTGGTTACTACTCCGTACATTTTATTCATTGACGCTGATGTTCGTTTCTTTAATGATAATACTATTCGAGACGCAGTAGCAGAGTTAGAATCCAATGACCTAGATCTGATTGGTTTAAATATCAAATGTTACGATGATGATGTACGAGCAAAGGTTGGGTTTGCATTGTTCAACTTTGTAAACAACATCCTAAAATACTTCTCACCTTTTGCTGTTGGTGCGTTCATGCTTACTCGAAGAGATAGGTTTGAGCAGCTTGGAGGATTTCCAGAAAAGTTCTCTACATCCGAGGATTACTTTTTATCAAGAATGTATAGTCCAAAGAAGTTCAAGATTATGAAACATTACTTTGGTCAGGATAGTCGCAGGTTCAAGAAGATGGGATACTTTGGTATGGTGACATATCTTGTAAAGAACTTTATTAATCGTAACAACAAACAGTATTGGGATAATATAGACAGCAGTCGCTACTGGTCGTGATACATGGCTGGAAGACCAAGAAAACCAATAGTTGAAAAGGAATGTCCTCGCTGTTCAACTAAGCATACCAAACGAGGACAATACTGCTGCTACAGCTGTGCAAATGTTCGTGTACATAGTGCACTCGATAAGATGAACAAATCTTTATCTGTCAGCACATACTACAAGACCTCTGACAAAGCCGAAATGCACATTTGGCAAAGCACCGAGCGTATCAATGCTGCTCGAGCATCAAAAACAGATGCAACAATCGTTATGCCCACCCGAGAAGATATCGAACCAGCTCTCCCCCCAATGGAAAGTGAGTATGACTACTCCAATCGTCGCAGCGGCCGCGACATATGGTTCGATGTAGACTGAAAAAAGTGGCTATATCACTCTAGTTGTGCCGAACCTCAATCCGTTGTATACTGGGGTCATAGCAAACAAGGAGTCTATATGAAGCAGATTGATTTTATAGAAGAGATGAATGCAGTGATGGACCAGATCGAGATTATGATTCTGGACAATGATCCAGCATATCTCAACTGGTTGGAAAGCCAGTATGAGACAGAATGTGAGTTTGACCGATGATCAATCCTATTCCTAAGTGCGAGATCTGGAACACTCCAGATAGTATGGAGCAGTTGGATGAGATGATCCAGCAACTCCCAACCCTCCAACGAGCTCTCGTTTACAATCATGTAATGATGACGCTCAACCTTTGTCATAAATTAGTGAAAGACGAAAATGCCTAGTATGTCATATTGTGCGTTCGAGAATACTTCTGGTGACTTGAGCCAGTGTCTTAATAAAATGAGCGATGCTACTACTATTGATGATCTCGATATGAATGAGTATGAGCAACGTGCCTTTCGTGATTTGTATGAGCAGTGTCAAGAGTATATCTGGCGATACAAAGAACTTGCTGCAGAATTTATTGAGGAGTGATTATGTATTCAATGACACCTAACGAAGTTAAAGTTATCCATAACGGATTGAGTAATCTTACGACTGCTATAAACGAGTTGGAAGATATCATTCATCCTACTCTAATGAAGCGATTGAGAGAGGCTAAGTGTAGTATTGCAAAAGGATTCAAGCCTATTCGTGACCAAGCTGATAAAGAATTCGATGATAAGGCTAATTTGTTTGATGATATAAAGATGAAGAACAAATTTTCCTCTGTTTGGTCTATCTACGAAGTCGACAATATTTACGGTTATAGCGATATAACTGTAGGAGAAGATACAGAACTAGTATATCATAATGTTTCTGTTCGTCTTCCTGCAGGTCAGCTAACTTGGTTTGAGTTGTGGAAAGCTGCTGACAAAGTAATTACAATGTCTGGAGACGATCATCATTTATTCATTGAGTCGTTTAGACAATCTTCAATTAGTCCTACAATCGTTCTTTTAGGTACAGGGAGCTGATATGAATCTCGAAGACTTCTACTTTGGTCTAGTATGCCTTGCGTCCGTGCTTGTTCTTGCTGTAATGTTAAATTACTTTATGAATTTAATTGACAAGGATGGTAAAGATGAATGACTGGGACCGAAACAACTTGCATTTCATCTTAGACTCAGATGAAGAGACCTTGACTGACTTTTATTCATGGGCGACTGCCGATGATCTCGAATATGCTTTGAAATTAATTAGAGAAGCAAAGTCTGAGTTAGACATTGCAGAGATGGAGTTATTAGATGAAAGCACAGAAGAAAACGGACTCACCGAAGCCCGAGAAGTCCTCAGCCGATACACCAACATTCCGCTGGAACGATGAAGTTGTAACTGAGCAGCAGTACAATGATCTGGTTGAGGATCATAGACAATGGGTTGCTTCGTTCATAGAATTTCTTCTTGAAGACATACCTGCTAAGAAGTCCAAGAGGAAATAGCACTTTTTCCTTATAAATTCTTAGCCATAAGTTGTACAAAACACCGTTGTGTTGTCTGTTGAATCGAGGTATACTGGGGTCATTGAACAACAGGAGCTAACATGGAAATTCGCAACATCAACGGTGTATTTGTCGCATTCAACGCTGCAGGCAAAGAAGTTGCTCGTTCTAAGAACAA